TGGTCGTCCCAGAGGAGGACGGCTTCGTGTTGCCCGTCGTGCCCGGCGTCCAGCTCGCACGGTGCCCCCGTCGTAGGGTGCTGCGCCTCACACAACGGCGTCAGTGGCGGCCGGTGCGGTGGGATCACGCCGACAGCGGTCATGCGGACGTCTCCTGCCTGGCCCGCTGGTCGAGCGCTTCACGGTTCCTGCACTTGGACAGCACCTCCAGCACCTCCTTCTTCTCATCGGCGGACAGGTCACCGGGCTTGGCCACGGCGTGGCCGGTGAGCGCGGCCAGGTACCCGAGCTGCATGTCCCGGTCGGTGATGCCGAGCCGTTTGAGATGCCCGACCGCCGCCGCGGCGAACGGCAGCGGCTGCTGCAACGGCGTCTCATCCCGGCCCGATTCCACGGGCGGCGGGGGACTGGCGTCGCTGGCGGCTTTGCCGTCGTCGTCGTCGCCGCCGGGGGCGACACCGGTGATCGGGCCGAGGGTGTACCGGCGGGCGTAGGTGATGGCCGATCCCATGCCCTGGGCGTTCACGTTCGCGGGCAGCTCGAAGTCGCCTCCGCGTTCCTCGCCGCTGGCGTGCAGCAGCGCGTACCGGAGCACCTTCTTGCCGTCGTCGCGAGTCAGCGGCATGGCGGAGAACGACAGGCCATGCTTGCCGAGCAGCGGGAGGACGATGCTGGACATGTTTTCGATGTCGGCGTATTCGTAGGCGTCGCGGCCGGGGATGTGGGCGCGGGCGTCTTTGGGGACGCGGGGCAGTTCGGCTTGGAACGCGGCCAGGGCGGCGTTCAGCTTCGGCGTCGGCTCGGTCATGGCCGCCCCCGTTCCGCGGCGGTCATGGTTGCCTTCTCTCTCTGTATGTGCACGTGCTTGCATTTCGCGGCCTGGCAGGCGTATGTCCACGCGCCGGTCTTGAGCGGCCCGTTGACGACGTACAGCCAGTGCCCGTGCTCCGGGCACACCGGCCAGTCCGTCGGCTGCCCGTGGACGTTCTGGCACGACGGGCACCGGTCCGCGGCCAGCAGCGGCGCGGTCATGCGGCACGCTCTTTCAGGTGCTCAAGCAGCTGCGCGCCGATGTACTCGGTGTACGCGGGCGGGATCGCCTGGCCTAGCTCGTCGCGGCCCATCCAGTCGATGCCCATGGCCTGCCTGCGTTCCTTGAGGGTGACGCTGCGGCCGAACTTCCGCTGGTGCGAGGGCACGTCATGCCCGGCGACCGACACCGCGGGCAGGTCATGGGAGCACGGCGGGCGCATGCCGAACCCGTGCCAGGAGGTCTCGAACCACCGTTCCCGGTTCAGCATCATGGTGTCGGTGCGGAGCCCGTCGAACATGCACCCGCAGAGCTTGTAGTCAGCCCGCATCGGCGACCCGGGGACGTTCTCGATCACCCACGGGAGCGGCTGCTGCTGCAGCAGTTCCCGGGTCGCGGCGAGCATCCACCCGGAGCCGTGCCGGGCCGTGGTGAAGTTCTGGGTGACGCTGTGGTCCTGGCACGGCGGCGAGGCGTGGATGGCGTCGTATCCGTCGAGGGGGAACGTCATGGCGTCGGCCTGCACGAAGGCGAACGGGTACCGGGGCTGCGGCCGGTTGTCCACGCCCACGGCGTCGAACCCGGCGCGGTGGTATCCCATGGCCGCGCCGCCCGCCCCGCAGAATAGGTCCAATAGGCGCGGCCGGGTCATGGTTCCCTCAGCTCCCGTTCGATGCGCGCGAGGAACGCCGCGTCGGCTTCGCCTTCGGTGACGGGGCCGATCTCGATGGTGCGCTGGCGCATGTGGTCGTCCACCACGGTGAGGCCGTCCGGGTAGAAGTGGATGCTGGCGAGCGGGAGCCCGTAGTCGGTGCGGGGCAGGCCCGGTGCCGGGGCCGAAGGGAGGTATGTAGTTCGCTCTTCGGGTTCTGCCCCCGGCACCGGGGTCTTGGGGCCGCGCATCCACCGGCCGATGACCAGCGCGGCGGCGAGGGACGCGGCGAACCAGGCGAGGCCGAACAGGACGCCCCACGCGCCGCCGGTCAGGATGTCGCGGATCATGACGTGCCCTCGAACAGGATGTGGCGCCGCTCGGCGGGCGTGAGCAGGCCGAGCTCCGCACTGGTGTACTCGTCGACCTCGCGGAGAATCGCGTCGGTGGCGTCGTTCATCGCCTCGGTGCCGTCAAGTGCGAAGCGGATACAGCGTGTGATCTGCGCGCGGATGACGGCTTCGAGGCGTTCCCTGGTGGCGGCCATCACAGCATCCGCCCGTCGTCGGGGCGGTCGCCGCGGTACACGTACGGTTTGGACGGCAGGCCGTTGCGCGGCTGCGACCAGAGGAGGGTCGGCTCACCGGGGCGGGGCGCGCGGTGCCCGTGCCGGTACCGTTTCTGGGACTCGGCGGGGGTGAGGGTGCGCGCGGCGGCAGGGGCCGCGGACAGCAGGGTGCGGCGCGGTGATCGTGGCTGGGTCATGCCCGCGCTCCCTCAGGTGCTCCACCGTCCTGGCGGTACTCGGTGATGTCGCTGATCGTCACGTGGACGGGGTGGCCGGTAGCCTTCACGTGCTGCTGCGCTAGACCGCGAACAGCAGCCGCGGGTGCGCCCATCCCGGCGATCTGTCCCCAGCCACAGCCGCGGCGCTGGCATTCGGCCTGCGGGCGCAGCTTGAACCGGAGGAACGTGACGCCCTTCATCACGCCACCTCCCCGCCGTCGATGGCGCGGAACCAGCCGGTGCCGTGCTCCCAGCCGGGGAACGCGGCCTCGTACTCGTCGAGGGACAAGGCGCGGATGCGTTCCGCGGCGCCGGTCAGGTCGGCGACCGGGTCGGCCGGCACGTCGTCCGCGCGGACTTTGCGGGTGGTCCAGGGGCCGTGGTAGTCGGTCCACGTCTCGGGGTGCGACGGCGCCGGCATCGGCGGGTCACCCGCGGGCCCGTGGCTGGCGGGGGTTGGCGCCGCCAGCCAGTCGTGGCCCCCGCCCTGGCTGCCGGCCGCGGCGTCGGGGTGTGGCAGCGGCGGCCAGGGCGGGGTGCTCTTGGTGTGGTGCAGTTCCAGGGTCCACTCGCGCAGCTCCGCCGGATCCCACGCGGTCAGCGCCCCGTTCTCCCGGTCCGGGACGCCCGGCGCGTCCGGGTGGCGGGTGTGCCACCCGGCCGCGGCCAGGACCACGGCGCCGAGGACGAGGAGGACGGCGAGCACGGCGGTCACGGCAGTTCCCCTTCGAACGCGGCGAGGATGTCCCGCAGCGCCAGGCGCAGCGCCATCGGGTTCTCCGGGACCTGCTCCAGCACGTCGCGGGCGTGCAGCAGCGCGCGCACCTGTTCCTGTGTCATGCCAGCACCCCCGGGTCGGTGACAGTGTCGAGGCCCTGGAACACGTCGGCGTCGTGGATCACCTGGGCGAAGTCCTCCGTGGTGATGAGCCCGTCGCGGGCGGCGCGGGCGAGCCGGGCGTAGTGGTAGTGCTGTGGCGCGCAGACGCACGGGCACCCGGGCGGGGCGCCGCACGCGCAGGCGGTGTTGCGTGCCTGCTCGCACAAGTCGTGGATCGTCATGTACTGTCTCCCCTATCACTGTGGGTTTGTGGCCGGGTCCCGCTGGCATGACGGGGCCCGGCCTCTTTTATGCGCTAAGCGCGCCCAGTGGCGGCCGGCGCGGCTTCATGGTGTCGATGGTGATGTCGTCGAACCCGACGCCCAGCTCGCGTGCGATGGCGACGATGACGCGCGGGCTGGCACCCCGGTAGCCGAGTTCCACGTTGGACAGGGCAGCGGGGGAAAGCCCGCAGCGCGGCGCGAAGTCCAGCTGGCGGAGGCCGAGCCGTTCGCGGAGTTCGCGGACCCGGGGGCCGTCGATCTGGAACCGTTGCTGTTTCATAATGCCGCTACCCTAGTTGCCGGATCTTGTCACACGCAAGGCGTTCTGCCACGTTGCTTTCACGAGTTTTCCCGCGTCCCTGTGGATAACCCAGTTCCCGCTGGTGACGCGGGAGTGGCTTCGCCGCGCTTGGCTTCGAGGAGTTCCCGGACGACGACGGACTGGCTGACGTGGTGGTCAAACGCGTACTGGCGCAGCCACGCGTGGAGACTGGGCGTCACCCAGACCGCAAGCTGTTTCGTGGGCCGCTCCTCATCCATGCCAGGACACTACCACGAAAATGCTTGTGTGCTAGTGTGCTCGTGTATGGGAGGGGATGAGGAGGACGCGATGGCATGGCTCGCGGAAGCGCACCCGGACTGGCGCGCGTGGCGTTTCGGCGGCACCGTGTACGCCCGGTGGCTGAACACTTCGCCGCCGATCCTGCTGACCGACGCCACCTTCACCCGGCTGGCCGCGCGGATACCGCTGGCTGTCAGCGCGTGGGAGGAAACACACTCGTACTGGGCCACGCTGCGCGCCGCGGGCGAGCTGAAGACGTGAACGGCCCCGGGCGGCGAGAGCAGGACGAGCGCCGGCCCGGGGCCCGACCCCCTGTAGGAGGGGCCTTGCTCAAGAACCGTACTGGCTGGCAGTACGCCGCCGCGGCATTGACACTCGCCGGGATCGCCGCGTGGGTGTCGTACAACGACGGCCTGTTCGTCGCCCGCCTGGCGGGGAACCATGACGTGCAGGCGTTCGCGTACCCGCTGCTGCCGGACGGCCTGATCGTGGTGTGCCTGCTGGCCCTGGTGGAAGCGGCCCGCGCCGGGGTGAAGCGGTCGAGGTGGGCGCAGGCGGGGCTGGTGCTCGGCATTGCCATGACGCTGTCGATGAACGCGGGCGCGGGCGTCGCGCACTCGGTGCTGGACGCGGTCCTGGACGGCCTGGTGCCGGTGGTGTTCTTCATCGCCGTCGAGGTTGTGCTGTGGCACGTGAGGCGCGGCCGGGGAGAGGGCGCGCAGGTTACCTCCCCGGCTGCTTCACCCGCCGCGTCCAAGAGTGCGTCACTGCCGGGGTTGCGGGAGTTGCAGCGGGAGTATGGGTGCGGGATGCCGGTGGCGAAGAAGATCCGGCGCGCGATCGCCGCGCATGCCAAAGAATCCCCGGTAGCGGGTCACCCGTTTGGCGCTGCCGGGGCCAGTGGGCGGGACGCGATGATGGGGGCCCCCCCGACCCCTAGCGTCCCGCCCGCGCTGAACGGGCGGTCGCATGGGTAACACCCCTGGCCGGTTCCCCGTCAAGGCGCCCGAGTGGTCGATGTGGTTCGACACGTACGCGCCGCCGACACCGTGGTCGCTGTCGCGGCAGCCGCGGCGCATCCGCGCCGGCTGGAAGAAGCTGCTCGCCCTTGCCGTCGTCACCGCTGTCATCATCGGCGCCGGGTGGGGCCTGCTCATTCACCGGCTGGCCGCCGAGCGCATGATCACCCTGGTCCTCGGGCTGCTTACGGGCGCGCAGCTGGTCCGCGGGTTCCTGTGGTGGGAAGGCTTCGCGCACCAGCGGGCGGTGGTGCGCCCGCTCGCGCACCGCACCGCCGGGGTCCTCGGCCTGCCGCACCGGGATTACCGGTCCTGGCTGCACGTCCCCCCGGACTACCAGGCGCGCGCCGACCGCCTCGTTGCCACCTTTGACGTGCCGCCGGATTTCACCGGGCAGGAGCGCGACATGGAAGACCTTGCCCGCGCGGTGACCGTGTCCACGGGGGTTGAGCTGCCGGAGGTGGACCAGCGGCTGAAGTCGCACCGGCCGAAACTGCACTACTACCGCAGCGACCCGCCGCCGGGCCTGGTGACGTGGCGGCAGATCGAACCGGCGGTCCGCGCCGCCGGCCCGTCGGAGCTGGTCGTCGGAATCGGGAAGAAACAGCAGGTCACCAAGGTATCGACGGAGCTGGACTCACCCCACTTCGGAGTGAGCATGGGGACAGGCGCGGGGAAGTCGAACCTGGCGGCGTTCTGGCTGGTGCAGGCGCTGATGCGCGGCGACATTGTGCTCATCGCGGACGCCAAGCACTTCTCCCACCCGTGGGCGTTCAAGGACATGGACGCCGAGTACGGGCTGCTGCCAAACGTGGGGTACGCCCGGTGGATACCGGACCTGCACGACGCGCTGGTGTGGCTCGGGCAGGAACTGTCCCGGCGCACCCTGGAGGCGGAGCGGATCATCAACGCCAAGGGTGACCTGCTCGGCGACGTCGGCCCCCGGCTGTGGATCGTCGCCGAGGAGATGAACCTCGCCACCCCGCTGCTGAAACAGCACTGGGCTGACATCCGCGGACCGGAGCAGGTGAAGAAATCCCCGGCGCTGACCGGGCTCGGCGCGGTGGCGTTCGCCGGCCGGGCGGTGAAGATGCACCTGATCGTCATCGGGCAGCAGCTCACCGCCGAAACATTGGGCGGGGGGTCGGTGCGGGAGAACATCGGCGTCCGCTGCCTCGCCAGGTACACGCAGAACACGTGGAAGATGCAGGCCGGTGACGTGCCGATGCCGCCGTCACCGTCCGTGCCCGGCCGGGTCCAGTGCATCGCCTCCGGCGGTGTCAGCGAAACCCAGGTGCCGTTGATGGACCTGGAGCAGGTGCGGGAACTGGCCGTGGCCGGGACGGTGACACCGTGCCCGGACGGCATGCCCGGCATCACCCGCAGCACGCAGCCCGCGCACGTGGGAGTCTCAACCGCCGCTGCTATCGATATGGGCGCTGACCTGCCGGATGTCCTAGGAATGACCCTCGCAGAGGCGATCGCGGAGGGCATCCTGCGCCGTTCGATCTACTCGGCGCGGAAGGAAGCGCAGCGGCCCGGGTTCCCCGCGCCGGTCGGCGCGACGCGGCAGGGCGTCGCGTCCCGGTACCGGCCCAGTGAACTCGGCGCGTGGGAGAACGAGAGGGCAGGCCGGTGACCGATAGTAACGGTGAATGGAAGGCGTTCCCGGATGCGCAGGACTACCAGGTATCGCACCGGGGCAAGGTGCGGTCCCTCGACCGGCGGCGCCATGGCCGCGACTACAAGGGGATCGTGCTGAAGCTGCGCGAGGACGGCGACGGGTACCTGGTGTTTAACTACACCGACGACGAAAACGTGCGGCATCACAACGTGTCCATGGGGCGCACGGTGCTTCTGGCCCACGACCCGGACGGCTACTTCGAGGGCGCGCAGGCGTGCCACGGGCCCGGCGGCCAGAAGGACAACCGCTGGCCGGAGAACCTGCGCTGGGACACGCCCGACGCGAACCGGGAAGAGGCGCTGGCGGTGCGCCTGGAACGTAACCCGCCGAAGCCGCCGAAGCCGCCGAAGGTGTGCCCGCGCTGCTCGAAAGAGCACCGCGACCGGGGCCGCAACTGTCACGAGTGCGTGGTGCAGCTCGGCGTCCAGGCCGCGCGGCTGCGCGCCGCCGGGGTGAGCTTCCGGGAAGCGGGTGACCGGCTCGGCTACCCGCCCGACGGCCTGGACGTGCTCGCCGAGCGGTACGGCGGCCTGCGCTACATCATCGACGCACATGAGGTCGCGCATCTCGGCCTCAGCACGCCGTCAGCCGCCGGCAAGTCTGGTGACAGAGAGTCACATCGACGATGGCTACGCAGAGTGCTAATCCGGCGCGAGGCGTCCCGCCAAAACAGTGACGGAGCGTGACTAAAATGGGGCCCCAGCGTCTGAGGGGGAAGGGGCGCACGCTTCGCGAGCGGCTTCGCCGCTCGTCCCTTCCCTGGTCATGGGACGTACATGGGACGGTTGTGACGCTCCGTGTCCCAACCACGGACAGTGACCGCCGTGGGTGGTCACGGATGGTGACAGCAGCCGGTGACCACCCACTGTGGTTACCCAGGGTGATGAACGGAGGGTGACGATGGCAGTCGTGGTGGTCCTGTGCGTGATCGCGTTCGCAATCGGCATGGTCAAGGGCGAGCTCGACCACGCGAAGAAGAACCGGAGGCGGTGACGTGTTCACGCGGGAGGGCGCGCTGCGCGGCGCGGTGCTGGTGTTCGTGCTGGTGCTGCTCCTGAAGGCGAGCGTCACGTGGGCTGCAGTGTTCGCCGCGATCCCGCTCACCGTGGCGGTCGCGCTGTGGGTGAGAGGAGAATGACACCATGATCTGCAACGGCAACAGTTTCAACGGGAACAGCGCGTACACGGTGGCGGCGGACGACCCGAAGGTGCGCACGCTGCCGTGGCTGTTCCGCGTCCTGATCCCCGGGTACCCGGGCGGCTGGCCCGCGTAATTTTGCTGGATCCGCTTCCGCGCCGGGTGCGGCTGCGGTTGTGGTGCCAGCACCTGATCGACCGGGCTGGTTACTGGCTGGCCTGTCACCGGCGGTTCAAGGCGGCCGAACTGCTCTGGAGGGCTACCGGTGGCTGGAACTGAACGCCGATAAGTACCATATCGTCGGCTTGTTATGCCATTATCGGCATGTGACGAGGCGCATGATCCGCATCCGCGATGAAGCCGCGTTCTGGGCGATGGGTGATCTTCAGCCGGATGGCTGTCTCTTGTGGACTGGCAAGATGGACGCGGCTGGCTACGGGCGCATGGGCCCGGCGCTAACCGGGTCCGTGCACGCCCACCGCAGTGCGTGGATTCTTGTCAACGGCCCTATTCCGCCGCGGATGACCGTAGAGCACTCGTGCCACAGCCGGACCTGGTGCCTGCTCGGCGACAGTTGCCCCCACCGCCGCTGCATCAACCCGGATCATCTGGGCTTGCTAACGCTTGGCGCGAACTGCGCTCTTCAGCACCGGGCGGTCACGCTGGAATGCCCGCAAGGTCATCCCCGGCGCACACTGCCCAGTGGTCAGCGGTATTGCCCCGTGTGCACCGCGTCCGCGACGCGTGCGTGGCTGGACAAGGACGGCAACCGTGCGGTGCAGAACGCGAAACGCGCGGAACGCCGCAAACGCCAGTGAACGCCCCCGCCCGGAGAGCTAACGGGCGGGGGCGTCGGCGCATCAGGGCGCGGCCTGCGAGCGGCAGGCTTCCAACTCGGCTTCGAGTTCGGCGATGCGGATGAGCAGGTCGGCGGGGAGCATCAGGTGCCCGTGGTAGCGGTGGCGGCGGATGCGCTCCCAGGTGACGATCCGGGTGACCAGGAACCCGGCGGAGGCGACGACGATTCCCACGGTGAGGTACAGGTACCAGGTGGTGGACGCGAACCCGGCGTAATCGGCGGGGTCGGCGAGCGCCATCAGCGGCGGGATGAAGATCGCCAGGTCCACGAGCGCCAGGCCCACGAGGGTAACGCCGACCGCCGTCGTCCACCACGCGGCCAGCAGCGAGTACTGGATGACCCAGATGACGATCGCGGCACCGGACAGCCACAGCGCGGCGTTGCCGGTGTCGTTCAGCAGGTGCGTCACGGTCACGCGCCCCCCCGCCCTCCTTTGTGCCCGTGAATGATGTCTCCGGCGATGATGTCGGCGTAGTGGTTGGCGCCGGCGAGCCGGTCGATCTGCTGTTTCACGATACGTGACCGCGCGGCCTGCTCGCGTGATGCCTGGTGCTCGGCGCGGGCCGCTTTGACGGCGGCCTTGCGCTCATGTTTCGCCGGCCAGGGGAACATTTTGCTCAGCCAATTCACGGGCCTGCCTTCTCGCGGCCGGCGTCGCGGCCGTACTGGAGGGCGGCGAGGATGTCACGTGTCGCGGACGCGGCGGTGACACTGGCCCGGGACGCCTCGCGTTCTTGCGCCAGTGCGGCTTTGAGTTCGGCGATCTCGGTCTTCAGGTCGGTGATCACGGATCTCGGGTAGATGACTCCCAGTATGAACAAGATACAGAACACGCCCGCGACGCCACCGCCGGTGACGAGCGGGGTGATAAGTGAACTGTCCAACTCCTGCCCCCGCTCCCGCTTGCCGTGGTTACGCGGGCGGTGCGGGTGTGATGGTCACGTTCGACGGCACCGGTGCCGGGGCTGGCGGCGTAGGGGCCGGTGCGTTGGGCACTGCAAAGACGCCGAGCGCGGCGGCGGCGCCGAGGACAACCGGCAGCCACGTGGTATCCGAGGCGCCGTACTTCCACTGCAGGTACACCACGACGTTCCCCACGATGGCGGTGAGGAACTTCGCGTACTGCGCGGGCAGTTTCATGGATTCTCCAGGCGATGAGAAGATCCTCGCGTACAACCGGCCCTGGCTGACACTTCGGCCAGTAGTGACAGCCATACATCCCGCGGGCTCTCCGGCCGCGCCCAGGTATCCCCGTAGAGAGCAATGTGCAGTTGCTGGGTCATGTTCTGCGCGGCGTCTGCCATTTCGCTTACGGGATGACGGCGGTGCAATTCCTTAAGCTCCTCGTCCAGAACGCGGATCTTCTCTGGAAGGGCGCCCAGCCCGCTCACGGGTGGATGCTTTGCCAGGTGCGCCCCGCCGGGGGCACGCAGTCCTTCAGCAGCTGGTCGGCCAGGTCCGCGCCGAGCTTCCGCTGCAGCACGGCCCAGCCGGAGGGGGTCATGCCCCGCGCGGCGGCGATGTCCCCGATGGTGGCCTTCCCGTCCGTGGTGTGCTGGTGCAGCCCGGCAACGCTGACGTCGGAGAGCCACCCGGCGGAGAACACGTCGGAGTCGAAGAACGCGCCGCTGGCGTACTGGACGGCGACAATGGGGAACGGCCCGGCGGCGTGCTGCACGTCGGCGACGGCCTGCGCGTCGGACAGGTTCCAGTTCGCCACCCACAGGCTCACGCCGGACTTGATGCCGTGGCCGATGAGCGTGTTCACCAAGGGAGTCACATTCGACGCGCTGGTGTAGACGGCGGGCTCCCGCTGCCCGGGCCGCGCGGCGGCTTTGAACGCGGCCTGCGCGCGGGGTGCCCACATGGCGGCGTCGACGTTGGTGGCGGCGCCGGACTCGACGTCGAGGACGTCGGCGGCGTGGTCGGAGCCGGAGTCCTGGCAGATGCGGACGGCGCCCTTGTGCGCGGCCCAGTCGGCGGCGACCCACCGGATGTCCGCGGAGCCGGTGGTGTACCCGGCGGCCTGCGCGCCGCGGGGCAGGTGGCCGATGTTGGCGTGGATGGCGTCGAACCCTGCGACTACAGCCATGGATTCTCCTAACCGATGCGCTGGGCGCTGAGGATGGACCCGGCGGTGACGGTGGTGTTGGTGGCGTTGGAGGTGTTCTGCGCCCACGCGAACGCCAGTGTCCCGGCGCCGACGGTGGTCACGGATGCCTTGAGGAACAGCGGTTCCAGGTTGGCGGTGCCGTTGGTGCCCGCGTTGTCGGTGACGCCGAACGCGTTGGTGGCCGATAGGACGTTGGCGAATCCGACGATCCCCTCCCGGATGTCGATCCAGAACCCGGTGGCCCCGCCGGGCGCGTTGATGGTGAATTTGATGTCGCTGTTGCCGGTGGTGGTGCCTTTGTACTGCACGAGGGCCTCGACGAGGTAGACGGCCCCGGCGGCGAGGGACAGTTGCAGGTCGGGGTCGTTGGTGACGGTGGTGGTGTTGTTCCGCTGCGTGTCGGACGGTTTGATGGCGGCGAGGGGCACCGTCCACGCGTTCATGTCTGCCGCGGAAAGGACATCTCCGACGTTCCAGGACTTGACGGGCACTCATTACTCCGCTCAATAAGCGGCCCGGTTGCCCGAGCTCAGTTTGCCTTTGGTGGTGTCGTCGAGGATGAGGAACCCGGTGTACCGGGTGGCGTCGTCGAGGTCCCACTGGGTCTGCCACGTGAACGAGGAGTAGTCCACGGTGTGGGTGATGCCCTGGATGAACATGTCCTTGGTGATGGTGGCCATCCCGGGCGGGGTGCGGATGATGGTGATCCGGTCGCCGATCTCCCGGCCGAGCACCTGCGGCCACAGGCGCGCGTCCCGCAGCGGGGTGACGGTGAGGGTGTCGAACCGGTCGGCCTCGTTGCGGGAGATCCACAGCACCCACTGCGCGTACGTGCGGGCTTCGGCGTCTGAGGTGAGCAGCACGTCGGATCTCGCGTAGGACCGGGGGAACAGGTATTTGGCGATGGAGGCGGCGTTCTGCGCTTCCTGCAGGGCGGATGACCCGGCGGCGGTGATCTGCACGTCGTTGGCGAGGGTGGTGTCGTCGTCGTTGCGGGACACCCCGGAGTAGGGGAGGTTGACGCCGTCGTCGCCGAACGTGGCCTGGCTGGCAGTGGACCGGGTGTCGGTGAGGAGTGCCTGCCGTTCCCGGAACGTCACGAACCCGGACCCGTCGATGTACAGTTCGCCGATCTCGGAGTCGGCGGTGAGCTGCAGCAGGTTCAGGGCGGTGTCGCCGAACGTGGTGGCCTGCATTTCGGAGTCGCCGTCGCTGATGTTGCGGTGGTCGGTGTACCATCCGGCGGCGGTGAGGATGCGGCCGATCCGGTTGCCGGAGGGCTCGGCGTTGCCGGACGGCGTCCCCTGCGCGGGGATGGTGATGCCGGCGAGGATCTTGAACCCGTCGGTCGCGGACGCGGTGGTTTCGGAATACTGGGGGCCGTAGTTGACGTCGGCGACGGACCAGGTGTCGATGAACCCCTGGAAGAGGTGGTATTCCACGCCGAGCCACACCGCGCGGAGCCGCACCGGCACCATCGGCCGGATGGAGCTGGTGGACCCGTTGACGTAGGGGCCGGCCAGGTTGTCGGGGTTGAACCGGCCGTCGGAATCGACGAGGACCACGGACGCGGTGCCGGCCTGGTAGGTGCGCAGGGGGCCCTGGACGCGGGTGGAGACACGGCTGATGGTCCCGGACTTGACGTAGGCGGTGATGTCGGTCCACGCGGTGGAGTCGCCGAGGGCGTTCGCGCCGAGCTGCCCGAAGACGGGGTCGTCGAGGAGCAGCGTCCCGGGCTGCGCGACCGGGGCGGCGGCGTAGAACCCGGCTTCGACGCGGATCTGCGGGAACCCGGGCGGCAGTACCGGCGGGCCGCCGCTGCCGGTGGCCCCGGCGGACAGGGTGAGCTGCAGCGCGGCGGTGGCGACGTTGGACGCGGAGTCGTTCAGCTGCACGGTGAACCCGTACGCGCCGGGGACGTCCCCCGACGTGCCGGACAGCACCCCGCCGGCGGACAGGGTGATCCCGGCGGGGAGGGTGCCGGTGAGCAGCGACCAGGTGAACGGCCCGGTGCCGCCCTGCTCGGTGAGGGTCGCGGTGTAGGCGGCACCGACGGACGCGGCGGACAGGGTGGTGGTGGTGACCGACATCGCCGGGACGACGATCGACAGGCTGCCGGAGTTGCCGATGGTGGACCCGGAGTCCGTCGCCTTCACCGTGAACGTGTACGTCCCCGCCACGGTCGGCGTCCCCGAGATCACGCCGCCCGAGGACAGCGACAGCCCGGTCGGCAGGCTGCCGGTCAGGGTTGCCCACGTGTACGGCGCCGCGCCGCCGGTCGCGGTCAGCGCCTGGTTGTACGGGGAACCCAGGATGGCGTTCGGCAGGGTGGTGGTGGTGACGGTGACGGTGGTCCCGGCGGCCTGCGGCGCCAGCGCGTCGACGAGCGCGGCGAGTTCCGCCTGGATGCCGGACTGATCCTCGCCGTTGACCCCGGGGGTGTGAATCCAGTTGGGGCCGTTCGGGTTGTTCTCGAACCAGATGACGGGCGCGTTCTGCTTCCCGGCGGCGAGCCGCGCGGCGAATACGTCCCGCACGTGCCCCGTCGAGCCGCCGGTGTGCGACCACGCCACCACGCTGGACCAGGCGGGAAAGCTGTTGCCGCCGGCGCGGCCCCATTCCCCGATGCCCAGCGGGATCGGCGCGTTCGTGGCTGCGCTGTTGTCAGGGTTGCGGATGCCGTCGCACACGTCCTGCAGCGCGGGCGCGACGTTGCCGGTTCCCGGGTCGTTGCCGGGGGAAGCGTCGAGGTAGACCTGCTTGCCGTTGGAGTCGGAGTAGTAGAAGTCCGCCATCACCCCCGACACGGTCCCCGCCGGCGGATGCCACGACGAGCACGACGGCGCCGACGCGTACGACGGCTTGGTGTAAATAGGAATGCCGTGCGCGGCGTACGTGGGCTGCCAGTGCGCCCAGTACGCCAGCCAGTTCGACTGCGCCGCCCTGGCCGCCGCGGCGCCGGTGCCGACATTCCCGTACGGGTCGCTGCCGCTGGTGTCGTTGCCGAACGGCCCGTTGCCGCCGCCGAGGTTGTACTCATTGTAGGAGGTGCAGATGAACCCGTTGATGGTCCCGGACTGCTTCATCAAGGTCAGGTCGGAATCCACCGCGGCCTGCTCGTTCGCCACTGACACGAACCCGGACAGCCCGGTGCGGCGCGGTTTCATCGCCCAGCACATCTGAATGCCCGCGTTGTACAGGTTCAGCTGGTCCGTCGTCGGCCCCGACGTGAGGTGCGCCCCCTCCTGCTGGTAGGACACCTGCACGGAGGTGAAGAACGGGCGGCCGATGAACGTGTCGCCCTCCATCGCCGACCCGACTTTGGTGGCGGGGAGCCCGAACGACGCCTGGTCGGTGTAGGACCCGGCGGAGCATGACCCGCCGGCCCTGGAGCGGACGGAGGCGGCTTCGCGGAACACCACCAGGGCGTTTTCCCAGCTGATCTGGTTCGTGGACGTGGAAGTGACCGCGGTGGCGGACACGGGCCCGGCGGCGGCGGTGGCCTGCCAGCAGGACAGCCAGTGCATGCCCAGCGTCTGGGTGGACGTGGTGCGGCCCAGCGTCCAGCCGCCCGGGGTGGTCCAGGTGACCGCGGTGCCGGTCGAGCCGAAGTTGTCGCCGAACATGGCGATGGCCAGTTCCGCGGCGGCCACCGGGTTGGCCATGGCCGCGGGGAAGCTGGTCGCCCCGGCGGTCACCGACACGGTGATCCCGGGGAACAGTTCCATCACCTGGTAGGCGGAGGTGGTGGAGAACTCCATCAGGTGACCGCGGGCGCCGTCGGCCGTCGGGATCGTCCACGTCGTGTTCGTGATGCCGCCAGGGTTCTTCCGGTAGCACCAGATCTCCACCTGCTGCCCGGCGGCGCCGGTGACGTTCGACGGCGCGGTGCAGCACCACTCCCAGCCCGGGGAGGTGTTCGGGTTCGCCCCGTTGACCACGGAGATCTTCATCGGCGTGCCGGCCTGCCCGGTGACGATGCACGCGATCAGCAGCGTCCCCGCCGTCGACGCCACCGGGAGGGTCAGGGTCAGGGTGGTCACGCCGCCGGACACACCGGCGGTGATCGCGGACCCGTTCTGCACCTGCGTGAACGTCATCAGCCGGGCCCGAGGATCGACGACCGCAGCCGCACCCCGTTGCGCGCGCCGACGTTCAGGATTTTCACGATCTCCTGCGCGGCGGCGACCGGGTGGGTGCCGTGCCCCACCTGCACGGTCAGGTACACGGTGGTGCCCCCGGCGCCCCTGGTGCCGCGGGCGGGGGTGACTAGTTCGGGGCGCCCGGTGCCGTTGTAGGCGAGGTTCCACCCGGGCTGCAGGTAACCGCCGTGGTCGTACCAGCCGCGGGTCAGCTCCGAGTTCCACGCCCCGGCTGGCGACCCGTACCGGGAGGCGATGTAGGCCATCATCCACCGCAGCTGGGTGAACCCGTCGGTGCGCCAGTCCGCGCCGGCGCTGGCCATTTTGCTGCCGGGCAGCGCCTGCGGTATCCCGTACGCTCCCGATGTGGGGTTCTGGGCGTAGACGTTCCATCCGGATTCCCGCATGACCACGTCGTTGAACGCGGCCCACTGGCTGCCCCACCCGTATGCGCGGAGCAGGTACCGGGCATACTGCTGCAACGGCCCGTTCGGGGCGATGCCGAACCCCGGCGGCGTGGAACCGCCGGCGATCGGCACCGTGTACTGGGATTGCACCGCGCGGACGATGCGGCCGACGAAACCCCCGAGAGTGGCGGCCATCTCCCTTATCGACGGGGTGGACAGGTGCACGGTCACCCCTGGCGTGCCGGCGGCGTACCCGCGGAGGGCGTGGTTAGGGATGACAACCTCGCCGCCGCGCATGGACACCAGTTCCGGGCCTTTTTCACCGACTACGGCCCACCCGGGGGCGGCGCCAGGCGTCCCGGCGGCGTGGCCGGGGACCTGGCCGCCGGGGCCGCGGAGGTTCGGCGACGCCCCCGGCGGCAGGGTGACCCGGAAGTCGATCGGGTACGACTTGTGGGTCAGGGCGTGCAGTTTGGCCTGCGTGCTGGCGACGAACGCGCCGATTTTCTGGTCGGCCGCCTTCAGTTTCGGCCCGATGCCGGGCACCCACCCGAACGCGTCCGCCGCGATGTGCACGACATTTTTCGCCCACCCGGCGAACAGGATCTCCACCCGGAGCGCCCACGCCTGGACGAATTTTGACACCGAGTTGAACGCGGCTTCCACGTTGTGGCCGAACCGGATCATCTTGCCGATGGTGTCCTGGAAGATGACGTCCCAAATGTGCGCCCACCCGTGCCGCCACTGGTCCCAGTGCTGCATGATCCAGTCGCCGAGCGCCGCCATCCAGTGGCGTATCCGGTCGAACCAGGCGGCGGTGTTGTGCGCGACCACCGGAATGTGCGCGGCGTAGAAATCGATCACTTTGCCGAGGATTATGAGGAGGCCGGCGGTGGCTTTGGCCAGCAGGACGAACGCCTGCGCGCTGGTTTTCATCCCCTGCGGGCCGAGGGCCTTCAGGAACCCGGCGAGGCCCTGGACCAGGGCAATCAGCCCCTTGCTGATCGTCGGCAGCAGCGGCTGGAATTCCTGCAGCAGGTGGGTGAACACCGGCAGCAAGATTTTAGTGGCCTGTTCGAGGAACCCCACGAACGTCCGGATGTAGGGGACGCTGGCGCGGAAAATGTCCCCCAGCGACGGGCCGATGGACTTGATGAACGCGGCGATCTGCCGGAAAATCCCGGTCAGGCTCGTCAGGAACGACGGTGCCCCCGTCCCGGGGATGGGGCGCCCGCTGGGGCCAATGGCGGCAGGGCCGGGCCGGGTCAGCGCGCCGGAGAACACGGCGGTGAGGGTCCCGGTCAGTCCATGGAACGCGCCAGCGACGCCCAGCGGGCCCGCATTCGCCTGCCGGAACGCGGCGATCTGATCCCGGATCTGCTCCCGCTGCTTGCCGGTGGCACCCTTCAGCGCCGTTTGCAGCGCCCGCAATTGCGTCTGAGCCGACTGCCCCAGCGCCACGCCACCGAACGCGGCACCGCCACCGATGAGGGTGCCGAGGCCCAGCGGGATGGCCCCCGGGGCGAGCAGGGCGCCCAGCAAGGCGCCGAGGCCGATCCCAACTCCTGCCCCCGCCGGGCCGAGTGCCGCCAGTAGCCCGCCGCCGCCCTGAGCCGTCGCACCGCCGGCGCCTGCAGCACCGCTGGCCAGGCTGAGCCCGCCACCGCCTCCGAACAGGCCGAGCAGGCCACCGGCCGCGCGGGAGAACAGGCCGCGCCGCTGCGTCATCCGCGACAGTTGCGTGTCCAGCCGCAGCAACTGGGCTTGTGCCCGGTCCACGCCCTCCAATGTCACCCGCGGGGTGGCGACCATGCGGCCGAGCCGGTCCAGTTGCAAGCGCATCGACGCCACCGACGCCAGGGCGGCCTTGTCCTGCGGGTCGATTTTCGGCGCTGCAACTTTCTTGCCGAGCTCGTCGAGTTTCGCCTTCACCTCATCCAGGTGGGCGACGGCGGCTTTGTCGTTCAGGTCCACGACGGGGGTGGCACGTGCCCTGTTCAGCTCATAGAGCTGCCGGGTCAGGCTGCCGACATCCCCCGATGCGTCCTTTGCCGCCCGGCCGGCTTTCAGCAGCCCCGGGGTGAGAGAGTCGCGGCCGAGGAGCAGGTCAGCCCTGATCTCTTCAGCCACGGTCCCTCAGCTTCTCTTCCAGGTAGTCAACGAGAGCCTCAAAGTCGGCCTGCTCAAGCAGCCCTATTTCCCACGGGCGGATGTGGAGGACTTCCGCGAAGACGCCGAGGTACCGGTGCCGGTCGTAGGTGAACGCCCCGGCGGGGGCGTCGTAGGGCCCGCGCCGTCCTCGCTGGTGTCATCCTCAATGCCCAGCCCGTCGAGGTCCACGTCCACGCCGCCGGACAGGATGTCCTCCAGCGGCACGTCGCGGCCGTTGCGCCGCCACACCAGCCAGATGAACCCCGCCAGGGCCCGCGCCGATCCGGCGGCCAAGTCGGTTTCGTAGTCCACGTACCGGCATTTCAGCCCGGCCTCAATCGCCAGGGCCTCCGACAGTGGCTTACGGGCAGGGTCCCAGCTGAACACCTCACCGTTGATGGTCACTTTCGCCACGCGCTGCCTCCTATTTGGCGGCGTAGATCTTGTCCCGGACCCGGGCCACCGCGGCCACGATTTGATCCCGCACCTGCGGGCCTGACTGCTCCACGGGCCGGTCGAAAAATCCCGGCCGCATTCCCTTCGTCTGCGTCCGCCACGTCCACGACCGCCGCGGCGTTCCGGATACGGCGAACACGGGGTGGGTGATGATCCCCGCGTTGCGCTGGTTCACCTTGCGCCCGCGGCCTCTTGAGAACAGGGCCGTCGGGGCACTTCCCACAAGTTCCACGCCGGGTTCGCCAGTGGTGCGCTTGGACACCCGCACCCGCAAGTCACCAGCCAGCACCCGGGCGTACCGGTCCGGCATGAAAGCCGCCAGGTGATCGACCCTTTGGATCTCTCGCGCCAAAGGCTTCGCCGCGTCGTCGAACGCCTTGTAAAGCTCCTTCCGCAGCCCCGTCTCCCCGGCATCCTTGAGCGCGGCGGCGAGGGCGGCGAACTCCACGGCGGCGTCAGCCACTGGTGCCTCCCGGTTACGATGCGTGCATGAGAACCATCGGGGGAATCGTGGCAGCTGTGCTGCTGCTCGCCGCGTGCGGGGGCACCAGCAGCACAGCCAGCGTGACCGCATGTAAGCACGCGATGCGCGCCGAGTTCGCCGCAGCGGCATCCACCGGCGCCAAGGGCACCGAGCCCGCCGCGTGCAAGGGCCTGCCGGCGAAGACGCTGCAGCGACTGGCCGAGGAGATCCTCGGCAGCCAATTCGGTTAGACGATCCCGCCGAGTGCAGGGTTATATTGCCAGATGCGTGAGGCTGCATTCCAGGTCGAGGACATGTTCACCCCACCGGCGATGGCACCGTCGATGCTGTAGTCCGGCAGGATCGTCCCGAAATGGTACACGTTCGGGGAGTTCTGAATGTCGGGATACAGGTACATGTTCCGGGACAGGCCATCCGTGGACGCCGTGTAGGTCTGCGCGGTGGCGTCGTCCCAGAACCCGGAGAACTGCCCGGACGAGTCCGGCAGCCCGGCGACATAGATGAGGTTGCCGTCGCCGAACGCTGTCACGTCCTGCTTGTTGACGACCTTCGACAGCGACCAGGTCGCCTGGAACGCGCACGACGACGCCGCCGCCCCGTTGGTCACCGAGATGTACACCGCGCCGTTGCGCCCATGATGCCGGACCACGTTTGTCTCCTAGTTGTCGAGCATTGCCAGGAGCTTCCTGGCGTGGCTGATGAACGTGCGGCCCTCAACCGCCGCCCTGGCTTTCCCCGCCGCCTCTTCCGCGTCGCCCGGGTGCGCGAGCGCCCACCGGATCAGCTCCCCCGCTTCCTCCGGGCTGGTGAACGCGGGGAGCATGGGAAACAGCTCATCCGATTCGGGGCGCGGGTCGCGGGCGAACCACAGGCCGCACGCGGCCATTTCGATCTCCCGCGGCCCGCAGGCCCACCCTTCCCCGAGGTGGGCGTCTTCTGCTTCCCTGCGATACAAATTGAGGCCGGTGCGGGACTGCCGGTAGATGTCCGCCGTCTCCGTGTTGTCCACGCAGCCCTCGGGGTTGGGGTCGGCGTACTGGCGCAGCGGGGAGTCCTCCGGAAGGTCCAGCCACGGCCCCGCCAGCCGCACGTCCAGGCCGGACAGGTGCATCTGCTCGAAGAACCGCACCCGGGAGGGGAACCCGGTGCCGATGAACGAGAAGTCCCACAGCTTCGCCGCGCCCGGCGCCGGGTAATGCACCTGCTCCCGGTACGCGTGCGGCATGTACTCCGCCGGGCCCAGCTCCCGGTAGGCGTCAAGGTTGACCGGATCGTTGACCAGGTTCAGGTCGGCGTGCGCCGCCCGCACCAACTGTTCATCATCTTGATACGGCGATTCTGAATGCAGCAGAACCACTTTGTGGCCCCGGCCGCGCATCTCGTCGAAGATCTGCGGCGGATAAAAGAACGCCGAGATAAGCAGGACTACATGCGGCCATATGCGCCACAACGGCTTATAGATGCCATCAGTGGCCAGGCCGATCGCCTGCTCCCGGGACACTGCCTTGCGAAATGCGTCGCGCCCGAACGAGTCCTCGCCCACTTTGAGCATGGTGCTGTCGTAGAACAGCAGGCGATCATCGAGGTTGTACGTGTACACGTCCTCGCCGAGCGCGCGGAGCGCTTCTACCCAGCCCGTATGCATGTCAGCGACGGAAAAGCTCGGGCCAGGATGCCCGACTAGCCAGCGCATCAGGTGCCGACGTTAAGGATGAGCGAGCACGCGAGGTAGTCCACGCCGTTCCAGTTCATCAGCCCGTACCCGGTGGCCTCGATCACCGCGCAGTACGACACCTGGCCGCCCAAAGTGGGGTCCTTCTGGATCGCCGCGTGCACGGACAGGGCGCCGACGGGGGACAGGTAGGCGTCCATGGCATCCTGCCCGGACGCTGAGTCGCCCTCGGAGACGAGGATGACCGCCCGCAGGGTGTAGTCGGTTTCGCCGTCCATGGTGACCGCGTACCGGATCAGGCTGCCGGTCTGCGGGGCGACCACGGCCATCGGCGGGTTCACCGCGCCGAACCGGTTCGCCGTCGCGCGCAGCCCAATCGACGAGGTGAGGTACGTGGCGATCGCCTGCCGCACGGTGGGAAAGTCGGGCTGGGGCATTTAGACGCCGATCCTTTGCCCGTTGATGTACCGGTGCA